GTGCTACAGTGCCAGTTGCATCTGGCAGAGTAATTGTTCTATCTGCGGTTGGATCTGTAACAGCAAGGGTTGTTTCATGATCATTAGCGGTTGCACCTTCAAAAACCATGCTTCCGCTATTAAGCGTAAGTCCTGCAAATGTTACGCTTGCAGACGTTGCTACATCTTGACCGATTGACAATGAGTGAGTTGTTCCCTCACCTGTTGTTGCTGCAGAAGAGGTAACGCCAGTTCCACCAGTTATTGTTGCTACATAGTTTCCTGAAGTATTTGTTCCAAGCGCAATTTCTATAGTAGTCGAAGCTGCTGCCGTCAAACGACCTTGGGCATCAACCGTAAAGGTTCCAACCGATGAAGCAGAACCATATGATCCACCAGTTACGGTTGTGTTATCGAGGTCCAAAGTAAGTGTGTCGGTTGCAGAAGCCGTTGATGTTAAGCCAGTGCCACCAATTATTCTAAAGGTATCTCCACCAGAAATTGTTAAGTCTGAACCACTATCTGCATCTACTGTGAATGAAGTAGAAATAGAAGCTGTTCCAGCTGCGGTCAAACGACCTTGAGCGTCAACTGTAAAGGTTGGGATTGCACTAGCAGAACCATATGAGCCGGCTGTTACACTAGTATTGTCAAGGTTAACTGTAACAGTGTCTGTATTGGAAGCCACTGAACTTAAGCCAGTTCCACCAAGAACATTTAGAGTATCACCACTTGCAATGCTTTGAGTAGTTCCAGTGTCTCCAGCAAAACTTAATCCACCAAATGCACTAACTCCACTTACTGCTGAATCTACGTATGCAGTAGTTGCTACTGCTGTAGAGTTGTTGTTAGCCGTTTTTGTTGTTGCGATTGCAGAAGAACCAAGATCTAAAGTGCCTGAGAAAGTTTTATTTCCAGTAATTGTTTGAGTGCCAGAAATACCTACATAGGCACCTGTTCCAGCAATTGCTACAACACTTGTAGCAGTTCCGCCTGCTCCACCGGTACCTTTACCATAATACAAAACATCATCAGCTTCGTTGTAAGCTAATTCTGCATTCTCAAGAGATGATGGTGCACCAACGGCTCCTGCTGAAGATCTTCTTTTGATTCTAATTGTATTCGGCATTTTAGAAATTTCCTCCGTCGGTTAAATTTACTTCAGCATGATTGACCCATTCAGAGCCGTTATATCGCAAGATATTACCGGTTGCAACAGATGTAATAGTAACGTCATTCAATCCGTTTAAAGCTTCTGAAGCAGCCATTCTATCTTTAATAGTTAAATGTGATCCAGCTGGATTTAGTCCTAAAACAGTTTGAACTGCTTCCATTGCATCATTTAAATTTGCGTGCTGCAAATGGTGTGGAACTGTTGTAGAATTTAAACTGTCGGTTGATGTTGGATTGATTAAAACATCTAAACTATTTGGATAATTTGTTGCCATTTCCAATTCTCCTATATAGAAAGTATCTTATTGATATCATTATTCCAGTTAAAAACAACAGTAACTGCTTCTGAGGAACCAGTAAATGGTAAACCAGTTGAGCTGTCTATATAAAATAGTAGTCTGGAATTTCCATCATTAGACCCAACTTTATAAAAAATTATTGCATTAAATGCTACATCTGCTGAAATTGTAGAAGTAAAATCTTCAGCATCTATAATTCCTAAGTTGTTTGTTATTCCAGTAATATTTTCTGAAGTATAAGCAATGCTGAGAGCTGGTACGTCAGATAAGAATTCATGAGAATTTTCATTTGGAATGTATGAACTTTTAATGAAGCTTACTCTAAATGAATCAGCACTAAAATTAAATTGACCATTTAGAATAGCTTGTTTTGCTTTTTTGTAAACAAAATTAGCCACTCTATATGCCTATATCTTTTGATAAAATTACTCTATATTTATATCCAGTTTCATAATATTCTTTTCCATCTACATTGAATACTGGAGTTGCATCAAATGATGGAAAGTCTATATATACCTCTGGCTTCCAAGAGTGCATTGAGACTTTTGCTCCAACATTTTCCCATCTTGATGGTGTTCTTTGTATTTTTTTCTTTTGAGCCTTAAAATATTTTGTATTTAAAAAGTTTGAAGCTGGCCTTGCGTTAAATTGAATAGTAACTCTACCATCGCTATATTTTTTATCTATATAAAATGCTCCGTTTTCTGGATCAACAGAAACTATATAGAAGTTAGGGTTCTTGGCTAAAATTTGAACAGTAGAAAATGCATCTGCTCTGACTGACTTGTCTTCTATTAATATCTCTTCATACAAAGGCTCTTGAAAAGATGTAATAGTTGAAGGGGTAGCGTCATCTGACTTTGTAAACTTTATTTGCTCTTCTGCAATAGTCTCATTTACTGCATCTAGTAAATTTGCTACTCTAACAACATATTCTTGACCAGACTGAAGTTGAACATCCCAGAATAGTCTTAGCGTTCTGGATATTTGATTATAGTCACTAATGGTATTTATGGGAGTAAATGGACTAGCAACAGGGACTGGAGTAGCAGCTGTTGTTTGAACAATAAAATTTGAATTTATTAATGAACTGATTTTAACAGTTCTTCCAAATTTGATAACTACTACTTCAGAATCAACACTAGCGCTCTCTATAAGATATAGGGCCACATTCTCTCCTTATTGACGTATACATAATTAGTAATACTTGTTTATAAAAAAAGATAAGGGGTGGAAGCTTTCGCAACCACCCCTTATCCCACGGACTGCCATGATTAGTGGCCATAACTATAATTGTCCTAAGGTTATTAAACTTCGTTAGTGAGCTGAACCTCGTAGTTACGAGCTAGGCTTACATTCTTAGCAACAGTAATACCTTCACCGTCACCAAGCATAACAATGTCATAACGCTCTTTCATCTTAAGCTGACGGATGTCACGGCTTGGATCATCAAACTGATCTGTTGTCATGTCATCTTTAACGAGGAGTGTACCAACCTCATTACGGTCAATCAAGAAAAGGTCTGACTTAGCTGCGGTTGCGCCACTCTTAGCTGTAAAGCTAACGAATGGTGAAACCAAAACATTAAGACCCATTGGAGCGGTTGCATTGAGTGCTGCATCCGGTGACTGAGGACGGTATCCCCAGCTTGTGCCAACAGCAGAAGCTGCGCCACCTGCATGGAAGATACTATCCTTAAGGAATACCGACCACATAAGTGGGTGAAGTATAAAGTCTGTTGGAATGTGCTTTTCAGCCATAAGAACAGCCGCCATGTCAACGATGTCATCCCAAGTAACTGTTCCATTGGCTACGCCACTGAAACCCTTACCAGTTGTGTCATCATAAGACCCACTGTCGTTGTCAAAGACGATTGTTGCAGCGTCCTTGAAGCGACTTAGTGCGATTTGTTCCTTGAGACGTGCCATAGCACGACCTGCTGCACGAACATGAAGACCAACAATGTCCCAAAGTGAGTCAGTGATGACTTCTTCGGTGAATGCTAACTTCACGCCCTTCTTTGAGACTTTACCCTCAATTTGCTTTGCAAAGGCGAGTGCCTGCTCTGGATACTCTTGTCCTTCTGGGATCTCAGCTGCTTGAATAGCATTAACGGCTGGGAATTCGAGGGAACGACCTTTGCCAAGGCGTACTGTTGAAAGCAAAGGAGTTACCAAAAGCTGTGGCTCAGCTGCTTCCTTTAGAGTACGAGAGATAATCTTGGGGAAAAGTATTGCTGCATCAGGTGATGCAAATGCTTCCCTTACGGTTACTCTATTGTTCTCATCGATATACCCATCCTCTGATAATGCTGCTTCCCATGCTGGGAGACCAGAAAGAAGTTCTTGGATTGTTTTACTCATCTTAGGATTTTCCTCCTGCTAGTATTATAAGGTTAGGTTGACGCGGAAAGCGCCAATGACGTTGTTGACATCCAGATTACTACGGATACCAAGTTTACCTGAGAAAGTGCCTGAACGGGTAAGTTCAAATACTGTCTTAAGTGCACCTGGATCTGAAGGAAGCTGCATGTAAGAAAGCAAACCATCATCAAAGTTGGTTGCAAACTTTTCTACTTCGACTACCTTACCAACCTGGAGGTAAGAATAGACATCGCTTCCGTCAAGGAAGTTGGCTGCAGCTGCCAAAACTGGACGACCCATATGGTCAGAGCGAACAACGCTACCGACTGTTACGGTGTTGTTAATTCCGCTTACCATTGGGTATTCAACATAACCATGGG